GCTCTGATATAACATTTAATTGGTGCGTTGATTTCAGTATTAGTCACATAAACATTAACTTGGTTAAATAACTTCTGAATATTAGTTTCATCAAGTTTAGAAAGTTCTTTAGTTTCACCTGCGTTTGCTGATAAGAATTTTCCAATTCTCTTGTTAATTGCTCTAGTTTGAGCTTCTGAGTGCAATCTTAAACGGTCAGCTACTGCTGCATTTAAATCGTTGTTGACTGTGTAACGGTCAATTCCCTCATGGATAGCTAGTGTGTAATCATAGTTTACTTCTGCGTCTTGGTAAACCACTTCTTTTAATTCACCAAAACGGCTTCCTAATCCTGTTCCTGCTCCGAATACTTTTGTTGAATCAGCATTGTAAGTTCCTACAACTACTGGTGTATTGTTAGTTTTAACCATGAAAGCCTTAGTGTTATGTTGAACACCATCTAATGTTTGAATTGGAGCTAAGGCTCCTGCGAATGCTTTTTGCACGCCGAAAATTGTAGATAACACCTTAGTATATTGTGGTGTATATACTCTTACTGGCAAATTATTATTGTTTGTTGTCATATTTTAAAATTCCTTTCTTTATTTCGTATATTGATCTATTACTGCTTGGAACGGGTCAACACCTGTTGTTCCGTTTCCGTTAGGGTTGCCACCAACTGTAATCTGAGGTGTATTAGGTTGTTGTTCCTGTTCAAATAAGAATGGTTTACTTTCTCTTAATGATTTAACCACCTCATCAAGTTTAGGTTTCCCGTCTTCTCCTAACTCAACCTTATCTACATCGATAAGTTTCATTAGAACATCGCTATCATGTGCCTTAACATCTTTAAGTGCCAAAGCAATAGCATTTGTTTTATTGATTTGCGCCAACTTGTTATCACTATCAACTTTGAATTGGTTGTATTCTTCTTGTAATTTCTCTAACGCCTGTTTAACATCTGAATTAGCTTCATTACTTTTAGTTAAATCTTCAAGTTTAGTTTTTTGTGATTCTAGTTGTGCTTTTAATGTGTCATTCTCAGCAGTTAGTTCTAACTTCACTTGTTGCTTTGCTTTCTCTAACCCTGCACCGTACGCTTGCATGATTTTATCGATTGCGTCCTTATCTGTTACTCCTGCTTCGATTAACATATCTCTTTTTAAGCTCATAATTTAAGCTCCTTTCGTTTTACGTCCTGTAGACTAAATTTTTAGCACTTTAACACCGTGCAGGCATAAAAAAATAAGCCTTTTAACGTCTTACTCAGGACTTAAAATGGAAAATTTAGTTATTTTTTCCATTTTGAATTGTATTTTAAAAGTGAAAATGGAAAGTAAGCGATTTAATTTCATTTTGGCATAATAAAAACACCTAGTAAAATTTACTAAGTGTTTTATACTTTATAATTTTTAATACCAAGCTACGACTCTTGTTTCTGAGAAATCATTTTCATCTTGCATTCTTAATAATCCTTGATATGCATGCATTAAATACATTGATTGTTTATGTTTATCTGCTTGTTTTATTAATCTTGCTTCTTTCGAATTCAAGTCTAGTTCTATCGTTCCATAATCTTCTTTATTTTCTGGATAATAATCGTATATAACTACATCATCATTAATTTTATTTAACTTTAACAATAACATGATTATTCCCCCTTAACTAAAATTGCATAATTATATAGTTTTTCAGCTTCCTTATGCGCTCTCTCATATACATAATTATACAACTTCATCAAAGATAATTCAAACATTTCGTGATCCAATAGAACTAAATCTTTCTTTTGAATATTTTTCCCTTCTCTTAATCTCGCCCATGAATTTGCCATATTATAATCGGGATAAAATCTTTCTTTTCGTCCGTCAGCAAAAATATGCTCATCTATAAATATATGATTATATATTTTTTCTATATCTTGGCTTCTATATCCTGTATTATTTGCTATTTTATTAATTTCTATCTCTTTATTTCTACTTCTAACAGCTTCATAATATTTTTTAGCGTGAAGAGCCCTTTTAGACCCAAATGGATCGTTTGTATCATTCAGTGCTCCTGTAGGATACTTACCTACCACCGTAGGATTCTTTTCTATAAGACTTTTTCTTCCAGTCTTAAATGTTTTTTCTTTAAGCTTTAACTTAGCTTGAAGTTCTTTATCGCCTAATTCCTTAGCTAGTATTTGCTTATCTTTGTTAATTCTAATCTCACGATCAAAAGCTTTCAATCTTGCTCTATCAAGAGCATTTTGTTTTGCTTCATCCTCGGTTAGATTTTGCAAATATTCTGGCAGTTGCGGCTTATAATTCACTCCTACTACAAATGGTGTTAAATAATGGCCACAGTTGATTCCTAAACAACCTCCAGGACTGCCATATCCATAATCTGGTAAACTTAGTACTCTTTCACCGTTAATTGTCCTTGCAACTCCTTTAGTTACTATCTGATGTTGTAACGGTGCGCATAACTCTCTAGCACTAGATTTGGCACTGTAATAATAAGTATCTATTCCTAAATCATCTGCAGGCCTTTCTCTCATTTCTCGATAAGTTCTGAAAGTTGTAGTTCTGATTACCGTTTTTGCATATCGCTCAACCGTCCACATTCTTCCTCCCCTATCTCTAAAAGCTGTAAATCCTCGCTCATACATTTTTAAAACCGCTTCTGATAATGCTTTTTCATGAGACTTAGTTCCAGAGACTACTCCAGCTACTGCACTTTCTAAAGTCTGCTTGTAATTCTTTTGTAATGCTTTTGGCATTGTAGTATTGATTAGGTTGTTAACTTCAAACATCGTTTGCTTAGCTAATGAATTAAGACTATCTTGAACTAAAGGATTAGGAGTTGCATCTGATTTTAGAGCCTGTGCCAATTGTTGATGGCTATCTTGATAGATTTTAAAGCCCTCATTAGCTATTACATCTCTGAATACTTCCTCCGCAACCCCGCTATATTTAGAAATCAACTTAACATTTTCTTCTGTAATCAAATGCATATCATTTAACTTCTCTAACTGCCAAACATAAGGATTATCTATTAAATCAACCGTTCCACGTTGTTTTAGTCTTCGAACTATGTTCTTCATCATTTCCATGGATAATTCATGGAATAAACCTTCTACTTCTCTTGACTTTATCCAATAATTACCATCATTATTCTTTATCTCCATAGATTACCTCATCAGCTTCATCTAGGTTCGGTTGTACTTCTTCATTAATCTCATTTAACATCTTACTTGCTTCTTCATCAGTCACCCCTAACACTTTAGAAATGGCATACTGCTTACTAACGATTCCACTTGCCAATGCTTTAACCCAATAATCAAGCTCTGCATTTCTATCTGTGAACACTCCATCATCAAGGTTAACTGATATATCTTCAAGTTTAGGTATTTCACCATGATATATACCGTGTGCCTTACCTAATTCACAAATAGATACTACAAGCTCTTTAATTGAATGTTCTACTAGTGACACAATGCTGTTTCTTAGTTGGAAAGTGTCTGAATTTTCGCTGACAACTTCTGTTGCTGTCTTCATTGTCTTTCCGTCAAAACTAAACATTCCACCACTAACTCCAACTTGCATTTCAAACATTGCTAAGCCTTTGTTAATAGCTTTGATATAATCATCAGCTCTGATTGGTGTAGTTAAATCAACGATTTTATTATCGTCAAGTCCACCTCCTATTTGAACAAAAACATTTTGATCAGTTTCAAATCTTCGTTTAGTTACGAACTTATTATCTTTTCCAGCCTGAAATGTCATATTTGTTAAACCATCTGGAACAGCTACTCTTCTTTGTCCCATCTTTATTTCCCACATGAATTCATCATATGTTCTATTAATGAAATCAATTGTTGTTTTAGCATTGTCAAATATTGATAATCCTAGAGGACTGTTAATATCTTTATTGTTCATTCCTGGGGTTTTTAAGTAAGTAAATAACGGTCTACTTAATCCTTTAATCACAATATTTTCTTCAAGATTCTCATATAATTCACTTAACAACGTTTGACTACCTATTGTTTCTGAATTAGTAGATTTATACAATTCATTAGTTATCGTTAAGTCTTCATTATTCCACTCGTGGAACTCAATTAAGGTGTAATATGTATTAGTTTTACCTTGACTTTTAACTGATTTAGTAATAATTGCTGCACTGCTAACATCTTGCATATTGCTCTGAAGCGGTAAAAATACTGGTGCTTGAATGAATGCTATCTTAATAGTTTTACCATCAAAATAAGGCCGCATTGCCATTCCACCTAGCGCTAAACAGCTCTCAAGATATCGTTCAAAATTCTTGTTAAATCTGTCATTTAAAAGAATATCGTTAACAAATTGATTAATTGATTCGTTATCTACAGTGATCTCTGCTTGCTCGTTGTAAACTAAGCCTGCTATCTTCTTACAAGCTGTTCTTGCTAATGGTAAGTGATTAAACTTCCTTGTGCGCTGTTCTCCATCCGTGTTAAGGTAGGTAACATCGCTAAACTTACTCTGAAAGTATGTTAAATTGTTCTTTATTCGGTTGTATTCTTCAGAAGATACAACTATCTTCGGATGATCTAATATGCTTGTTAAACTACCTTGCATGGTGTACTTGCTCCTTTTAAATAAATTCTTAATAATCTGTATAAGCCCCATTCTTGTTACTCCTATACTTTTAATCCTAATAATTTTGCATTATCTAAAACAAAATACTTAAATTCGTCAACCGTGTGATCATCTTCTTTGATTACTTTTGGTTCAGGTATCTTGATGGTCTTCTCATCGTACCTGTACATTTTGTGTTCTTCAATAAAAATCTTGTTGTTTTCGTTATCTAAATAAAAAAATCTTCCTTGCGCTAATAAACTTACAACCATATCAATCATGGTTTGATTTTTTCTTTTTGCTACTGGATTCCATCTAATCCCAAAATCTTTAAAGTACTGATTCCTTAACGCTCCCTCTGCACTATCTATTGTTAATCTAATAGTTGGCACATTATACAGTTCTTGCACGCTAGAAATAAAATCATTAATCATTACAGTTAAATCACTAGGTGCAGCTTTAACAGCTCTTCCTGCAGGAGAATAATAAAACGTGTCTAATAGAATAACATTCCCTTTAGCAGTAATGCCATAAGCACCGCAAGCTGTCGCACTCTGTTGGTGTCCTGTATCTAGTGCATACGATATTCCTATAATTTTATCATTGCTAGGTAATTCATCTAAAGCGTGAAAGCAAGCCATGTTATAAACGTTATTTCCTAATCCGACTGGTTCACCTAAATAAATGTAGCGATAATAATCAAAGTCATTTTCTTTAATTCTATTGATATCAGCTAACATTTGCTCAGTTACAAAACCCAATTCATCATTTAAATAACTAGATTCATGAACTAAATAATTCTCATTAGTTTTCATGTCTTCACTCCATTCATTAATCCAGTTGTAAGGATTTCTAGGCGGATTGTAACTCCAGTAGAATTTTACAAAAGGTACTCCATTATGTTTTTGCCTCATGAAAGTAATGTTGGTTTGGTCAAATTCTTCTTGACTATCAAATTCTGCTGCTTCTTCATACCAAACTGAAATAATATTGCTAATATCATTTGATTTTAATTTTTGAAAGTCATCTGCACCATAGAAATAAAAGCTAGATCCTGTTAAAGTATGCGTTATTTTGAAAGGAGATACAGTACTTTTAAATGAATCTGTTAAGCCGTACATATTAATCGCCCAGTTAATCTTATTAAAGACACTATCACGAATTGTGTTAGCAACTTTTCGGATAACTACTACATTAGCTTTCTCTCCTTTTGCTATCATCATTGCCATATCTCTAACTAATTTAAGTACTATAACGGAAGATTTAAAGCTATTCCTACCACCTTTTAACACATTGTAAGGTACTTTAGAAAGCCACACATTTTTAAAATGTGGATTCACATTCTTTTGAACATCAAACCTAGCCATCTTCCCACCTGTCAACAATTATGATGCTTTCAGAAGCCGTAGCACTCTTTTCTTCTCTTGCTTGATGAATTTTATTTAGGATATCTGCAGCTTTAATTCTGTCTTTTGCACTAACATCAATATAGGTTGCTTCTTGGAAGCCTTGACCCCGTCCTATTAACGTTTGTTCTCGTTGTTCCCCTCTCATCACTGAGGTTAAATATTCAATCACCTCTTGATGCGTTGCTGTCTTCTTAGATTCAATCTCTTTCATCCGCTCATCGATGTAAGATTTTATTCCTACATTTTCCAACAATTTGTGACTTTGAGATTTTGCATAGTTTACACTATATCCTACTTTAATTGCCGATTGCATCGCATTTCCGCTTAGGATGTACTCATCAGCAAATTCTTTTTGTTTAGTTGTTAATTTCGCCAATTTTCCACCTCCATTTCAGGCAAAATAAAAAGACAGTCGTTAAACTGTCTA